TATTATTTATGTTTACTTTGTGAACATGTCCGTACACAAATAATCGCATCATTGTAATATATGAAGACCGAAATCAATTCGCCCTCAGAAGAGGCCGCTCCGATTCGGCAGGATGCCGCGGTGATGGTCAGGATTTCGCTTTCCATGCTCGATGAGCTCGATGAGCGCGCCCGATCACTTTACGCCACACGATCGGTGGCTGTCAGACAGGCAATCGGGGATTGGCTTAAACGACATACCGAGTGCCCACCCAAGGGATCGGAGGCTCGAAAGTCTCGTTAACTCTGAACGAGTTCTTGTTATGTCAGCATCGGAAGCACCAACCGCCTGGGAAATTGTACGCGCTGCTGAAACTTTAAAGGCTGCGGGTTTTTTGTTTTCGCCGCCCCAGAATGTCGCAATCCGGATTCGCCTTTACACATTTGCTGAAGCCGCGGAGATGACGGGGCTGCAGCTCACCTGGTGGCGACGACACCAAGGCGAGTTCCCCCACCTAACCAAGCCGCCCGGCAGCCCGTTGCGGATCACCCTCGCTGATATCGAGGCTGCCATCAAACGGTGGCGAGTCAACGGCGAAGGCAGCCACGACAGTTCCCCTTGATTAGTTTTTATGCGCCTTTCAAACAGTCGCAGCCTGGCAGCCACCTGTCTGGATTTAAGCGAGGACTTGGTGTCGCAACCGCTACTTTTCGATCGCGATTTGCTGCCGGTGGAAGTGCCGATTTTACGGGCCGCGAAACGACTCAACAACACAGGAAAGATCGCATCACGCGATGAGGCCACAGCCATGGCGATCGCAGTCTGCAAGCTCGCAGGATTGGGCAATGCCGAGACTGCAAAGCGAGTTGGGGTCAGCCATCACACCGTTCGCACTGTGTTGCGGATCCTCGAGGACTCTGGACGCATTCCATCGGCCTCGCAGCGTCTGGCGAGCCAACTTGGCGAGATGGCAGAATCAGCGTCGAACGAGATAGCCAAGCTAATTGATGAGGCGGATGGTGCCTGGACTCCAGCATCGGCTGGTGCTGTTCGGGCGCTCGGTGTTGCCGTCGGGATTGCGGTGGACAAACATCAGCTTCTAACCGGTCAGGCAACGGCGATTGTGGAACAAAGAGTGGGTGCGCCCTCGGCGGATGCGGTGCGAGAGTGGGAGGCCAAACTGCGCCAGGTGTTCGGACCTGTCATCGACCTGGAGACATCACCTACTGATTCACAATCAGATGTAATTCTGGATAACAGCCTCCTTAACAACACATCTGAGGCAAATGCTACTCATATTGCTACTCGTTCTGCTGCTCAATTTGCTACCCACGACCTGCCCGAGGTGGCCTGCCCAGGGGGCGGGGGGGGTTGCCCGGCCGCGGCGGCCGGCGAAACGACGAGGGATTCCATCGAATAACTTATGGAACAAGTGCCCCCAGCCGATTTGCAGGCACATCTTGACGAAACAACACCCTTTGTCGTCGCTGAGACCTGCCTTGCCAATGCCCTCGGCTTAAAACGGGATGATCTCCGGGCGGCTCGCTCAAAAACCGTCCGCGGGACCGACTGGCAGGTCCGGGGACACGGCGTTTATTGGACCGAAAAGGCCGCTTATTTGCTCACCTCCCAGCAGCAGCCTCCAGATCCCTCGCCTGCCCCCTGCGAAAGCGTGGCGACCCCGTCCCAGGCGCCCGATGAGGCCGAAAATCTGCTTCCCCAGGCCGAGGTGCTGCGCGTCACGGCGTGGAATTTCCCCAATACGCGGGTGATTCGGTGCATTTCCGAAAATAATGGTCACGCGGGCCAGGACATCACGGTCCGGGTCAAGGACGCGCGTTTATTTCGCAACGGCATGCTGGTGTTAGCGCGCCCGCAGCCTGGAGCAGCCTGGGAATTCCTCGGCAACCCGGCAAACCCCGAGGGCCCGCGCCATCCCCGCTGGCCCGGTCGCTGGTAAAATTACCCTTATGAATTCTGACCCAGTCAGCAATCTCCAGGCGCAGATTCAAAAACTCATTGAGGAGCATGAAAGCCCGATGGTCATGGCTTGCATTGATGCCATCCGCTCCTTTCCCGAGTTGCGCTTCAGCTCGGTTGATGTGTTGGCCTGGGTTCAGCTTCATCGAAAGCATGTTGAAGCCGGGCTTACGCTCCAACAAGTGGCCCAGGCATTAAACCACCTCTCTGATCTCCGGATGGTTCGGCGGGACCGGGAGGAAGAAGTGGACCCCTTTGCCATTTGGCGGCGACTCCCGGCGATCGAACCGAAACCCGAATCGCAAACCAACATTCCAAAAGGAAAATCACGATGAACTACGCCCTCATTAACAAGCTCAAGGAAGTGCAGATCCAGTTGGAAAACGTTCGCACGATCATCTCAAGCCTTGTCGACGATATCGTCCTGAGCGGCAAAATGCCGCCGCCGCGCTGCGAACCCCACGACAGATCATCTGATGAAGCCTGGCCGGGGCCCGCGATGATCCAGTTCGAGATGGCGTGCTTAGAGGGGATTCGGTCATTCCCTGATGAGGAGTTCACCACTGAACAACTTGTTCAATGGATCGAAAAGCATCGGCCTCACCTGTTGCCTCATTCCTCTAAAAAGGCGCGCGCCGTCATTGCCGCCAAGCTTTCCGATCTTCATCTGCGAGGTCTGATCAACCATGCGATGAAGAACGCCAGCCACATCAGTTGGCGCAGGACCGCATTGATCGACGCTTTGCAGGAGAAGGCTGAAACAGAAATCACCAAGGAGGCCGCCCTAACACACTGATTTAACCACGACACGCCGCTGCCATGCCCTCGCTCAACGTCGATATCGACTTCCCCGATCATCCGCAGACGCTCCGATTGGTACGTCTGGTCGGCGACCAGGCTGCGATGATCCTGTTCCGGCTTTGGAGTTACGCGGGCAAGTTTGCGGCTAGCGACGGAATATTGCTGAATTGTTCTGCCGAGGAAATTGAACGGATTTGCGGCTGGCGCGGGCGAAAAGGCAAGGCCGTCAAGGCCCTGGTCACCACTGGGTACCTGGAATGCCGCAAAAACACCTATGTGCTCCACAACTGGGTCAAACACCAGGGCCATATCGCCCGGTTTCGGATCCGCGCCCAGGTCGCGAATACGACCCGGTGGTCAAAGGATCCAACAAGGACTCCTAAATCCATCCAACAAGGATCCAACAAGGACTCCTTGGTTGATCCTAGCTGCGTATCACAAGGACTCCTTAATGATCCAACAAGGACTCCTAGAGCTTCCCCCCCGCCCTCTCTCTCCCCTCCCTCGCCCCTTTCCCCCCCCTACAACCCCCCTCATACCCCACACCTACCCCTCGCTCTCCCACCCCCCGCAGTAGCAGTGACAGAGCAGCGGGCGGGTATACCACAGGGTACAGTAGTTGGCGAAACTACCGCAGCCCGCCCCCATAAAACCCCGGATTCTATTGGGGATTCCGCCGCTTTCGAAGGTGAAAAAGAAAGTGGTTCAAAAGCTGAAAATGGAACTGCCTTTGCCGAGTGGCCAACGCATGGCGAATGGTGCGCCGCGGCACGCATGGAAGGGATGACCACGACCCAGCTCGAAACCGAGTGGGCCAACCAGGAGCGGAAGGCCCCGATCGAACGGTGGCGCGGCATCGACCGGACCCGGCTCCGGCACCACGCGAGCTTTGTCCTGGCCAAGATCCGCGAGCGAACAGGGGGCAAGGCCCCGGCTGGCGCCCGCGGTGCGGCCAAGGCCTTCGCTCACGAGGTGGGCGAGGAAGCCGAGATCAAAATCCTGAACAAGGAGCACACCCATGGATGACACCGATCCTCAGAGTTCGTGGGAACCCCGGATCATTTCCGACGAGGAGTTCGAGCGGACCCAGCGCCGGATGCGGCGCGATGACCTTCGCTGCGAAGCCGACCTGCCCGACGCCGCCGTGGCGTGGTGGAGATTTCGTAACAAGGTGTTAGAAACTCCCGCCTGGGCCCATGCGGCCCCGAGCTCAAAGGGGCCATGGGACAACGCCTACAATGTGGCCCGGCGCCGGGTCGAGAGCCGCAACGAGCGGGACACCGGCCTCATCGTTGGCCTGGTCGGTCGGCATGGGTCTGGCAAGACCGTGATGGCCACCGGCCTGATGCTGCTCGTCACCGCCCGGCTGCAGTCCGCCCGTTACACGACCCTGTTCGACGTGAGCCTCTCGCTGGAGGCCGCCCTCGAATCGCACGGGGAAACCACGCGCGAGGAGGTCGTCGCCAGTTATCGGCAGCCGCGCCTACTGGTGATCGACGATTGCTCGGCCTGCGCCGGCTCCGAATCGGAGTCGCGCTTCCTGCGCGGCATCCTGGACCACCGTTACTACAAGAAACGGGACACCATCCTGATCTCAAACGACAGCTCGGAGGGATTCTCATCCTTCATCGGCAAGGCGAACATGAACCGCCTCAATCAAGGTGGCGGCATCATCGAGTGCAACTGGGAATGCTTCCGAAAATGAATCCGGACTCCTTTGCATTGCCCCCCCACGCGCCTGAGGCCGAAAGAGGGGTGTTAGGCAGTCTGCTCCTTGCGGCGTCGGCAGGCGCCGACGAGTACGAGCGCGCGATGGGCCAGGCCCAGGAGAAATTGAGCTGTGCTGACGGCGTCGGCCTGCAGTTCTTCGAGAACGCCAACCGGACGATATATCAGGCGATGCTCGCCCTGGATTCCGAGAACCTCCGGCCCGATCTGGTCCTGCTGGTGACCCGGCTGCGTGACCTGGGAATGCTCGAGGAGGTGGGCGGTCCCGCCTATGTCTCGAGCCTGCTCGATGCGAGCCCGAGCCCTCTGAATCTCGAGGTGTATCTCGAGGTCGTGGTGGCGAAATACCGGATCCGCCTGAGCCTTCGGGTCGCGGGCGATCACATGATGCAGGCCGGCACCGCGACCGATGCCAATGAATTGATTTCTCAATTCGAGGGCCATGTCATCGCCTTGAATGACCAGGGCGGACAGGAAGGCCCGAAGGTCATCGGCGACTTGATCCCCGCCGCCTTGCACACCATCGAGGTCAGCACCCAGCACCGTGCGCAAGGCTTGGCCACCGGGATACAATCGCCCTGGGGCTATTACAACAAGCTCACCATGGGATTTCTTCCCCGGCAACTAACACTTGTCGGCGGCGAATCCAGCGTTGGCAAGACCTCGTGGATGCTAAACCTTGCCAACCACATCGCCGTTGTTCAAAGAGTGCCGGTCGGCATCCTGAGTGCCGAGAGCGGCAAGGAGGAATTGACGATTCGGCTTTTATGCATCGAGGGGCGTGTTAGCGGAAAGAAGGTGCATTCGGGCTATGCGGGCGAGACGGACTTGCGCGGTCTGGTCCGGAGCGCCGGCCGATTGACCCATGCCCCGATCTACATCGATGACCGCGATGAATTGACGCCGCTCAATATCCGCGTGCGGGGTCGCCGGCTGGTGAAGCAATTCGGCTGCAGGATCCTGATGCTCGATCACCTCCACGAGTGCTACGCGCCCGAGGCCCGTGGCGATATGAAACTGGAGGGCAAACTTCTCATGACCGCCTGCCGGTGGCTCGCGCGGACTCTGGACGTGCCCGTCGTCGTCCTGGCGCAACTCAACCGGGAGGGCCAGCGCGAGATGGCCAAGAGCAGGAAACGCCGGCCCATCAAGACAGACCTCCGTGAGAGCGGTTACCTCGAGCAGATGGCCGATAACATCGGGATTCTGTACCGCGATCGGCGCAATGAAGACGACAAGAAATCTGGCGAGGAAGATGAACAAGAGACACCAGAGGCTGCGGAAGCGCGGGAGGAAACATGGCGCGTCTCGATGGAAGTCCTCAAGCAGCGCAATGGGCCGACAGGCGCCGTTGAACTGCTCTTCCACCGCCCGACCTTTCGTTTTCTGGACCGTCACGCGAATACCGGTGCCGTGGAGGCTGGCAAGAAGGTCGCGGCCCTCAATGTAGAGGCTGAATTACTTGCCGAGGCAGAGGAGGAGATCCCGTGAGCCATGAATCCGTCGGTCTCTCACATCCCCATCGAAGAGCAGGTCCGCTGTGCCGAGCGCGAGGTGGAGAAACGGAAGAGATTTTATCCGAAGTGGGTCGCCGAGGGGCGGATGCCCCAACTCAAGGCCGATCGGGAGATCGCCGCCATGGAAGCCATCGTTGAAACGCTCAAAAATGTGAAACAACCCCTGTTATTATGAACCCGAGATACCCATTTGGCCTGAAACAAAAGGCCAAAGTCATTGATGTAACCAAGGCATTCATCAGCCTGATTCAGGAGGGTGAATCCGTAACGATTCCCAACGCTCCTTATCATCTGGTTCAACCTGAACCGGGCGATATTTGCACGGTTGAATACATGGATGGTGGAGGTGAAGGCGGATACTGGCGGATCATCGAGAGTTCCTCTGGAGAGGAATCATGAAACCGGAGGATGATCCTGAACTCAAACGGGATGTCCGGCTTATCCGCGTTGTGCTGCTCGGCGTCCCAGTGGCCCTCCTCCTTGGAGGCCTGATTTACCTCCTTTTCCGATAAGAGCGGAGAATGAATGAACCGGTCCACATCCTGGTCACCTGCCGTAAGCAGAAACTCGAGCAGGCGGCCACATTGATTTTCAAGACGCTCCGGGTGGGCTTTCCTGATGTGCCCGTCACAGTCTCCATGGGCACAGGGCATTGTTGCAAGGCGGTGATTCGCAAAGCAGCCGTATCGGTGGGAGCAGAAATTGTTGAGATCCGCGACATTGAGCAATTTGGCCCGCCCCATGACAGTTGGTTGGAACAACTCATCGCGTCGGAAGAAGACCCCTTCTGGATTTGCGATACTGACGTGGTGTTCTGGAAACGCTTTGAACACACCGCGGATGGTTCGGCGCTGGCTGGGGTGCGAGTGCCCGGCTTCTTTGAGCCTTGGACTGGGACCCAATACCGCGAACGGCTGCATACCTCCCTCATGCGGATTGATCCGGAAAAATTTAGGAAATCAGCAGACGAATACGAGGCCCAATTTCCGCAGGAGCCATTCCGACCTCAGCTCATGTTTGTTTCCCAGCAATACCAACCCGAACGCCGGAATGGCACGGTCACGACCCATTTCTACGACACGTTGGCGATGGCCTGGCACGCGTTTGGCGGGCAGGAATTCACCCAGGAACAGATCGAGTCGTTCTCGCACCTCAACTGCGCTACTTACGCTGATCTGATCGCCCCCGCGGTCGATTTCGACATGCTCGGCGCCCATAAAGCCGTCTACGAGAACATCGAGAACGCCCGCGGACTATGGGCTAAACAATTTGAGTGGTTCGCACAGCACCGAGAGAAGCCAAAACAAATAAAATGAAGATTATCAGGCCAAGGGTCTCACCGAGGCAGTTGAATCTAGCCCTTGGAGACTGGGTGGAATACCAGCATGACGATGGCCACAAGACGCTACATCCGGTCTCGGGGTATCCGGCGAAGCTAGGGGGGCACACATGGGTGATATGGCTTGATGGCGTTGTGGGTTGCGTCGCTCTCTCGCGTTGTAAGCCCACCAAGTTTTATCCGGCAGCCGCACAATGACCACCCCCACCCTCAATGACCCCTGGCTGCTGGACCAGGCGCGCAAGTTCCTCGAGGAAGAGGGGCCGCCGCCGCATCCGCTGCTTCGCCTGCCCACGGCTGAGGAAATCGCGCAGGCGATGCGCCTGCCGAAGCAGTATGGTATTTACAAAGTCTCCGAGGCCTTTGCCGAACATCAGAAGCGTGTGCAGGACGCCGATGAACGCACCGGCGAACCCCTCACGCGCGGATTCATCCTCGAGCCGTGGTACACCCTGATGGAGCAATTCCAGCACGCGCGGACGGTTTATTGCGGCGGTGGAAAGCGCGCCTCAAAGACCGAGTGCGCCGCGTGGCTGTTTGTTAAATCGTGCCTGGCCTATCCGGGCGGCCGGCGATGGATCCTGGGTGAGACCGAGAAATCCTCACAGAACATCCAGCAGCCCGCGATCTGGAAGTATCTGCCCCGGTCCTGGCGCACGCAGCTCAACGCGAAGGAATCTCGCGAGTTCAAGCTCAAGTATGCCGAGGGCCGCGGCTTCTCCGACAACCTCCTCGTGATGCCGACCGATCCGCCTACCATCGTCCAGTTTCTCTCGTTCATCCAGGACCCCCAGCATTACCAGGGGTGGCGGCTTGGAGCCGAGAACTTCAAGCCCATAACGTTAAAGGTCGCTGAAGGCCGGGAAATTCCGTTGCCAAACATGGGTTGGTGGGCTGATGAGAACATGCCACTGCTCTGGCTCGAGACGGCCGAGACGCGCAGCCAGGACGTGCAATCGTGCGGTCTTTGGACCTTTTCACCCCTCGAGGGGATCACCGCGACGATCAAGGAGATGCTCGGAAGCCCGAAGGTTCTGGCGCAGAAACCGGCCGAACTGGTGCCTCAGGACCGGATCATGGTCCCAGGCTGCAAGCCGGGTTGCATGCCCACGGTGATGGAATGCAGCCGCCCTCGCACGCGAGCGATCTTCTTCTTTCGCGAGGATAATCCCTTTGCCCGTTACGCCGATCACGCGGCGGAGATCCGCTCAAAGCCCGAGACCGTGATCATGCGCGATTCCTACGGCTGGGCTGTGGATGTGCGGCACCGCGCATTCCCGAAGTTTGGCGCGGTCCATATCATCAAGCCCGAGCATTTACCATCAGACGGAACCAATTACATGTTCACCGATCCCGCCGGGGCCAGGCGTTGGGCAACGATCTGGGTGCGGGTGGACCCGCGCGCCTACCTTTTCATCTATCGGGATTGGCCCGACAAAGCCCGATATGGCGATTGGGCGGTTCCGAGCGATCGCGATGAGGAGCCTGATGGACGGGCCGGGCCGGCGCAGCAAAGCGACGGCATGGGCGTGACCGGTTACAAGGAACTATTCCTCAATGAGGAGACCGTGACCTTGGAAATCTCAGGCCATGGAGAATGGGTCGAGTCGGACCCGTACCGAAGGAAGCTCGGCGACGATGTGATGTTGAACGCCCGCAAATCCAGGGCTGCTCCTGGTCGATGGAATCCGTCCGATGCCCGCGAGGTCCGCTCCCAACTGGCCAGTCCATTACGCGAGGAAATTCTCAGCCGTCGAGTGGATCCGCGCGCGGCCGGCAGCGAACACGCCCAGGAGCAGGGCGCCAAGACCGTTGTCGATCTCTTTGCGGAACGAGTGGTCGGCCCTGCCGGGGAGATCACCGAGCCGATGATGCTCGAGCCAGCCTACAGCGGACGTTCTGTTGGCGTCGGTGAGAATGCACAGATCGGCACCGGCCTGGCCGAAGTCAACGAACTCCTCGATTGGGACCCGCTCGACCCAAACGGGCCAGTGCCTGGCATCAACGAACCACGCTTGTACGTCTCGACCGAATGCGAGCAGGTGATCTGGATGATGCAGACCTACACGGCCAGGGGCGGAGCGAAAGGCGGCTGCAAGGATTTTGCCGATCTGGTGCGGTACATGGCTTTGGCGGACCTGCAATACATCGGCGCCGAGGGAATGCTGGCGACAGGAGGAGGGACGTATTGAGCACACCCACCTTGATCTCTTCTCAGGCATCGGAGGATTCGCCTTGGCTGCTCAATGGGCAGGATGGACAACCATCGGATTCAGCGAGATCGATCCCTACGCCAGCAAAGTACTCAAGCAATACTGGCCCAGCGTCCCAAACTACGGAGACATCCGAAACCTCAAAGGCATCAAGGCCGACTTGGTTACAGGGGGATTTCCTTGCCAGCCATACAGTGTTGCCGGGAAGCGAAGAGGCGCGAGCGATGACCGCGCGCTCTGGCCGGAAATGCTCCGAGTTATTACCGAAACAGCACCCACTTGGGTCCTTGCTGAAAACGTGCCTGGAATCATCAACATGGAACTCGAACGTGTGCTTTCTGACCTGGAAGCCATCGGTTACGCCTGTTGGCCGCTTGTTATTCCAGCTTGCGCCGTGGACGCAAGACACCGACGAAGCCGAGTCTGGATTGTGGCCCACCCCGTCAGCCAACGACTGGAAGGGCTGGAGCCATGGCCACAACAGGGCGGATACCGACGACCGACTGGACTACAAAATCGAACGACAGGCGGCGGAACTCCTGAGCCCCCCCCCGACTCAATGGCCGGCTGAACCCGCCCTGGGTCGAGTGGCTCATGGGATACCCAATAGGTCACACCGCCTTAAAGGACTCGGAAATGCCATCGTCCCGCAAGTCGCGGCGCAAATCCTCCACTGGATGAAGAATCACTCGTGACCTCTCGCCTCCAACTGTTCGTAGACGGCTTCCGCCTTTGGCTCTCCCCCAAGGAAGCCCGGCAATTACTTTCGTGCGGCCGGGAAACACTGCGCACCTATCGCGATCGCGGGAAGATCCGAACCCGGCAGACCCCCAGAGGACACTACCGCTACTGGCGCGATGACATTTTAAACATCCTAAAACCGATAAATCATGAAAACTAAACAACAAACTCACCAAACTAAACCGACTCAACACACACTCGACATCCGCAGTCTCGACGCGATTCAGGCCGAGATTGATTCGTTGCCTGAAGGCTCCCGGCGTAAAGCGTTGGAAGGGGCGAACGAGATTCGCGGGACGGTCCGCAGATTAGGTGAGCCGAGTGGTTCTCACGCTCTTGCGCTGGTGGTGGCAGAACTCGCGCTTGAGGCTCCGCCTGAATCAGACCACTCCGTCTCATAGAAATCTGCTCAAGCCTTCTGCGTGATGCGTTCCGCAAGCCACATCTTGATAATCGATTGCCGGGGAACACCCACCCGGCGCGCCTCCTGGTCCAGTCCGTCAATCATCCATGCGGGTAGATCGACATTCACCCGCCGTTGCTCGAGACCAGGTCGGGTGGCTTTCGACCAGTCCAAATACTCGCTCATATCCTCACCGGAATCAGCCAGCCGATCGAATTCCTCAGCGGTAATAGTTTTCTTTTTCTTCATCGCGTGCCCTTCTGGCGGTGATGATTCGAATTCGGTCTTCCCGTTCGGTGTAAACGCACATCCAGAGTTTGCCATCAACCTCACCGACCAGCCCGGAACGGGTTTCATTCACCTGCCGGGCTGGAACCACTATTCGATTCGCATCCTGCCACAATTTCTGGATTCGAACGAAGTCGATCCCGTGCTTGGCCAGATTTGCGGCCGACTTTGCGGGATCAAACTCGAATTCCATTAACGGTATAATAAAGGTATATTTTCAGGAGTCAAAATGAAACCCGACATCAAAGACCTCGTCACAGAGTTCCAGGAGCTGATCGACGGCCCTGGCGATGACCTCGCCCGGCGCCAGCTCAACTACAACACCCGCTATTGCGTCTGGGCCGGCCAATCGCCCGATCTCAAGAAGTGGAAGAAGAATATGCCCGCGGGCCAGGAGGTCGTCCCATGGGAAGGCGCGACCGATTCCCGCGTGTACCTCGTCGACCAATACATCAATGAGGATGTGGACACTCTTTGCCTGGCGTTCAACCAGGCTCAACCCGAGGCCAAGCCAGTCGCACTCGATGACATAGGAAAGGCCAAGAGGACCTCGCAATTTCTGCAGTGGCTCTGGAGTTCGCAGATTGAAGACATCGATGCCGAGGCAGAGATCCTCGCCAACGGCATGCTCGAGGATGGCATCGCCTACGCCGGGATCGTGTGGGAACGCAAGGTCGAGCTGACCGACCAGGAATTCAGCCTCGAGCAAATCACCAATGCGGCCATGGCCGCCCAGTTCCAGCGACAGAAAGGCGACCCGGATCCGAATCTTGACCTGATCATGGCATTGCCGCAGACCCTGATGGATCCGGAGCGCGACGATGATTCGATTGAGCTGGTAAAAGCCATCTATCGCCAGCAAGCCGAGCTGACAGGTGATTTCTATGAGTCAGAAATTCCAGACCCGACCACTGCAGATGTCCGGGCAGGGATCAAGGAATTGCGCGAGACGGGCAAGACCACGATCGCAGTGCCCAGGCTCGTATCCAACAAGCCGGCGGTTACTGCCCTGCGGGATCGGCTCGATCTGTTTCTGCCTGACGACACCCAACGGCTGCAGGACGCGCGCCGTATTTATCGCCGGGAATTCGTCACGGCGGAGGCCCTCGACAATCGGCAGATTTCAATGGGTTATGACGAGAAATGGGTGAAGGAGGTCAAGGAACGGGCCAAGGGCCGATCCACAGCAGCCTGGTATGCCGGCGTCGAACAGCGCAATGCAAAGGGCCTTGTCTCTTCGCGCCGTATTCCTGGCGATCCATATCTGGATATCAATGAGCTCTACGAGATCGTCCATTGTTACGAGCGCAAATCCAATGAGCGTGGCGTTCCGGGCATTTACTGCACGGTCTTTTGTCCCTCCTGCACGCACGTCAACAGCCAGGAGATTTATGCCTACAGCCAATTGCTGGGCTACGATCACGGCCAATATCCGTTTGTGGAATTCCCGCGGGAACGGTTGAGCCGGCGTTGCACTGATGCCCGTGGCTACGGCGAATTGGGTGCGAGTTTCCAGAAGCTGCTCAAGGTCGAGCAGGATTCGCGGTGCGACAGCACCAACATGACCACGATCCCGCCCTTGATGCATCCGATGGGCCGGCCCCCGACCCGCTGGGGTCCAGGGGTCCGGGTGCCCGAGGCGCGCCGGGACGATTACCACTACGCGGCTGTGCCCCCGCCGCCGAGCACCTCGTTTCAGGTCTCGCAGGATATCCAGCATCGAGCCGACAGGAACTTTGGACGGCCGGTCGCGGACGAGGATCCGGCCTATGCCAGGAACCGGCGAATGCGAATGACTGAGCGTTGGCTGGGCTGCTGGACAAAGGTTCTCGCGCAGGCCTTCGCCTTGTGCCAGCAATTCCAGCCCGATGTCTTCTGGTTTCGTGTCACTGGCCAGCTCGATGCCGAGCCGATCCGGGCCAGCCGGGATGATATCCAGGGCAAATTCGATCTCAGCCTGAGTTTCAACATTGCCGGCCTTGAGCCCGACCTCCTCGAGAAACAATTCAAGATGCTGATTGAATTCGTCCAGGCTGTGGACATCGGCGGCACCGTGGACCGCGACCAACTGTTGCGCCTTGGCCTCGAGGCGATCAACCCCGCATTCGCGGAACGCCTCCTGAAGAATCCGCAAGGCGCAGCCCAAGCCGAGATCGACCAGGAACGATTGGTCGTGACCGGCCTGCTCAACGGCATCGACAGCGACGTGAAGCCCGGGCAAGCCCATCAACTGCGATTGCAGACCTTCGACAACATCATGCAGACCAACAGCCGCGCGATGCAGATCGCGGCGGAGAACCCGCAAGTGGCGGAGCTACTGAAGAAGCGCCGTCAACAGCTCCAATTCGCTGTGGAGCAGAAGACGACCAACGCCCAGGCGGGGAGGGTCGGCACGTTGCCAAGTCAACAGATGGGGGCGGGGGCGTGAAAGAAGTGACAAGTGATGAGTGACGAGTGATGAGTGACGAGCATGAAATTCGCTGAACTCAATAAGGCAGCGCAGAGCCTCGCGCCCGAACAGGTCGATGCCAGCTTGCGCGAATTGATGCGTGATCCGCGCTTTGCGGCCGTCGTCAGGCTTTTGAGCGATTACCGGGAGGAATTGATGGTGCGCGGCGGCGCGCCGAACGTTGCGGCCAATCCCAGCGCCTCAACGATCATGGCCCATTATTTCGGGGGCGTGGATATTCTCCTGGCCCTGGAAACCCGCCTTTCGGGGATTTGTGAAGAGGCGGAACGGCAGAGGGCAAGTTAGGCTAGGCCAGGCTAGGGGATCAATTCAGGTTGGTCGACAACCGGTTGGCTGATTTCGAGCCCCCCCACCCTGGGGTCCTTGTTTAGTACCAGTATACGACTGTCGAATGTGAATAAAGCTCGAGCCTTATAAATCAGAGCTGTAGCTATGTGAATTGCATCAGGGGTGGCAAGTTTTCCACTCTCCTGATTTAGCAGCCGGTCGCGAAGCTCGCGAGCTTTCAGCGCGATGGCTATGTCAACGTCGTAGGCGATGTGGTCGCGTGTGCGAAACGACTTGCGGAACAACCGTTCCTTTTCCTCGTCCATTTTCGAAGCCAGAACTTCGATTAGGGTGATCGTCGAAGAGATGATAGTAACTTTGCGCTCGAAGTTCTCCTTGAGAACCTGGGCGATGGCGTCCATCGGTGCCTTGCCGTGAGATTGTTCATCTCTCAACCAGGCAATGTAGACACAAGAATCCCAATAAATAACTTTGGTCTGGTCAGTCCCACTCATCCCGGATAGCTCTCACGAATTCGACGGATGACATTTGCGGCAATGCTCCAGCAGCAATCCCTCTCAAATCCTTCAAATGGACTTCGGTTTTGTCCGAGAGAATCTCGAAATCTCGGACTGCCACCCGGTAAGGATAGGGACTTTGTGGCCGGAAATATTTGAATCCTTCCACCCGGACGTATTGTCCCAGAGCGTCGCGAAGCTGATCCGCGGTGCCTGGGAGAAAATCACATCGGATCTTTGGGGGAGCTACACGCGGATAGATCCAGAATCTGCGCGCGTGACCGTGAATGTTGACGCTGTCCAGGCTTCCTTCGACGGTTCCGTATGATGAATCTGCTTCGTTGAGCAACCGTTGAATGTTTATTACGAAATCCTGATCGAGCCGCACCCCGGTGTCTCCGTTGGAGATAATCACCGTCTTGAATGAGCTTTCCGGGCCGGCTGTAAGATCCCGCAAATGCTCCAATATGGGTTCGTCCAGATCCGGGGAAACCGGTTCATTGCGACTAATCGCTTTGAGTTCCTGGAAGAATCTGTGGTGCCTGACGGCGATGTGGTCGCGGTTCGGCTTCGGAAAGCTGGGGCGGACCATCGGCTCCAGGGTCACTCTTACGGGGCTACTTTTGCTTATTTCAACAATCCGATAATAAAGCGTTGGTTTTCCCGTTCCTCCGACCAACCGATCGAAGCCGTTGAGCGTGGTGATGAGGTGGCTCAGCTCTTCACAGAATTGATCAGCTCGAACTTGCCCCTGCTCAGATTCGCCACCTTCCACTATGAGTGTAATGCGGTTTTCTGAATTCATCGGCCCCTCACTTTATCCGTGTTACCAACCCTTGGTAATTTCTTTCGGGCAGAATCGTGCTCCTCGTCATGGGAACAGGCTTCGCACCGCAACTTGGATTGAAGGTATTGATTGACATTTAATGGTCTCCATCAACCCGAAGTTTTTCTGAGCCGTGTACCTGCCGTCCGCGGGCAATCGGTAGACCTCGACGTGTTTCGTTGCCGTATCAACGATCCAATATTCCAAGACACCGGCCTCCGCGTAGATTTCGGCCTTCGCACGATCGAGGGCGAGGCTGGTGACAGCGACTTCGATGACCAGGAGGGCGGTTGTGGGGTGTTGTTGACGAAATTCAATTTCATTGGCTCCCACGACGGCGATATCCGGTTCGGGTTCCGAATCGATGAAGGTCAGGGGCTCATCTTTCCAGACTGAGAATCCCTCAAGGGGGATGGATCGGAGAATGAGTGTGTGGAGAAAGGTAGAGATCCAACTGTGAAGAGGTGATTTTGACATCTTTTCAATGACGATTCCCCGCACCAGTTCAGTGCGTCGGCCGCGATGGTTGCGTTCCGGAAACTGGTGATATTCCTCGACGGATACAGGCGAGAGACGCTCGCGAACCTCGGGGATCTGCAAGAGTTGTGTGGCGCTCATTTGTATTACCGGGCATTTCGGGCCGCCTCGGGCCCTCAGGGTATCGGAATTCACAAGTTAACTCATCAAAATCGGCCCTAATCTGCCTCAATCTGCCTCAATCTGCCCTGAAGTGCGACAGATAAAGTTTGTTTTACCTCCCCGAAGCCGTGAGAGCCTTGCGCTTGACACCGGCCTCACGTCCTTGGGCCGCCGCAGATTAAGCACCTGCGGGAACCAAGGACGGCTTTCAAATGCCAGAGACAATTGCGGCGGGCGACGGCGCCCCGCCATCAGCGGCACCAGCCGCTGCGGTTCAAACGCCGGCAGCACCCACAGAAGGCAACGCTTCGGTCCTTGAGTACGCGCGCCGCAAATTGCGCCAGCGCGAAGCGACAGGGGCGAAGCCCGTCCCGCGAAAGCGGGACGGGGCCGCAGGTAGCACCCAGAACCAGCCGGGTGCGTCCGAGGCCAGCCCGGAGAAGCCAGTAGTTCTTTCTCAAGCAGCAGTAGCAGAGCCAGAGAAGCCTGACCAATCGGAACAGGGCGATCCCTCTGAGGCAGCTCCCGCCCCTAGCACCACCCCGGAGGAACCGAGGCCCGCAGATGCGGGAGAAGCGGAGGAGGCCAGTCCCGCCGACGCGGCGGACGATCTGAGCATCCCTGAAGATGCGCCAGATTGGCTTCAGAAACGGATCGCGCGATTCACGCGGCAGAAAGGCGACCTCGAGCGAAAGCTCCAGGCGGCCGAGGCGGAGAGGCAGCAACTCAAGGGTGAGGTCGACCGGTACAAATCGATTCCGCCCCCGGAAGCGCCGCTGCCAGTCGTGGTGAACCCGACCGATCCGGCCGGCAACATCCTGAGCGAGGCCCAGCTCGAACAGGCGCATCGCGAGGCGCGCTTTCTGAGGCGATGGTGCGAGGACAATCCGGAAGGCGGCACCTTGCAAGTGCCTGATGGCAAAGGGAGCTATCAAACGCGGGAATTCAGCCCGGAGCAGGTCCGCACGATGAAACGTGCGGCCGAGGATGACCTCGAGGAACACCTGCCGAAACGGCGCGAATATCTGCGAGCCGAACAGACCAGCACCGCGGAGGCCCTGAAGGAGTTTCCCTGGCTCAGCGATCAAAGCACGCCGCAGTTCAGGCTATTCAAGCAGGCATTGGCGAATTTTCCGGCCGTTCGCCTGAATCCGGACTGGGCCAGGGCCACGGCGATCTTCGTCGAAGGTCTCGAGGCCCGCCAGGCAAGGCTCGTCGCGGCGGCCAAACCGCCCGCATTGCCGAAGATCAAGAATGCGCCGCCCAAGGTCCCAGGAGCACCGGCAAGTGCCCCGCCACGGGTCGGGCCGCAGGGAGCCTTGGACGCTCAAATCGCTGCTGCAGAGAAGGAATACAAGGCAACTCCGAATGCCAAGACTTTTGCCAGGCTGGATGTACTGAAACGACAGAAACGTCAAGCGGGAGGATAGGGATTAGAGCCCCTCGCCTTTCGCCCCTAAGCAAATGCCAGCAGCAAATACGTATCAGAGTCCGAGTTGGCCCGGAGGCAACCGAGAGGATCTCATGGATGTCCTCACGATTGTCGAGCCGGAGACTTACCCGGTCACATCCACCATCACTAAAGGCCCGGCCCCAAACGCCGTTTTCAGTGAATGGCTCGTGGACAACCTCAGACCCGCCCGGATTGGCGGAGTGCCAGAAGGCCAGGATGTCCAAATGTTCAATAACAAGGCGACCAACCGGAAACGAATCGGCAATTATGTGCAGATATTCCGGGATGAATACGCCGTGACCGATCTCCAGGAATTGGTTGAGGTCGCCGCGGTTGATGACGAGTTTTCCTACGCCAAATACAAGAGCGCGCGGGAACTCAAACGCGATATCGAGCTGACAGTCTGTTCGGGTCAGGACCGGCAAGTGGGCGCTGCAGATGTGCCCTACCTGACGCGGGGTCTTTTCAATTGGATCAGCGCGACCGGTCCGGCTGATGTTCCTGCTGAGGTTCGCAGCCCAGCCGGCGCGATCCTCACGACCGGCTCGGCCACGACGGAGCAACAGCTCAATGCGGCCTTGCAGGCGCTCTTCGAAGTCCAGGGCGGCCCGAAGGAATATCTCGGCGCGTTCGGCACGAACCTGATTGCGCAGGTGGACAATTTCACCCGGCTCTCAGGCGCAGCGGATTCCAGCCGGAATCGTTACACGGTCACTGAGGACGCCTCAACCCACACCATCACCCTTCACGTCAAACGATTCGAGAGCACCTTTGGCGACATTAATTTTGTCCCGGATGTGTTCCTGAACCCGACGCCGGGCACGATCAGCCAGAATGCGGGACTGATTCTAAATACGGAACTGCTCGAGCTGGCGTATCTCGACAAGCTCCACTCCATGGAGCTGCCGGACCAGGGCGGCGGGCCTCGTGGTTACACCAAGGGCGTCATGCAACTGCGCGTATTGAATCCGCGTGGCCTGGGAAAGATCACCTAAACCCTAACCTCTATTTCCTGATTATATGAGAGTTTATCCATTAACCGAAAGCGAGCGGCAGAGCGGGTTCAGCCATTGCATCCGCATCGCTTATTCACCCGTTGCAGCCGACAACGATTTCAATGTTGCCGCAGCCACAACGACCCTTCAGCCAATATCCCTTGCGGCGGGTGATGCCGTAGTCTATCCGCTCGCCCTGGTCTACACCAAGACGGCGCCTGCGGGTGCTGGTCTCAGTGCCCCGACCGTCTCGGTGGGCGTAACAGGGACAGCGGATTACCTCGTCGCGAGCGGCACGCCAGCTACCGGCCGCAGTCTCGCGGCGATCGGCCCGGCTGCCACAGCGGGCGGACCGTTCGTATCGGATGGCGCGTCGAAGTTTGTCACGATCACGCTCGGTTCGACAGGCAATCTGAGCCTGGCAACAGCCGGCGAGATATTCGTTTATGTGGCCATCGTCCGGGCTTCCGATCTGTCAAAGCTTCAAGGTTAAGCAGTCACCCTCAAGCCAGTCGCGGGACTCTGAATAGGTTGTCGTTATTAAGCAAACTGAGTGAGTTGAGCGGGTTCATAGGGCAGGGATGCTGCAATCCTGACTTCAAGCCCACCCGCGACTGGCTTTTGAAATTGTTCGGATGGAAATCCTGACGCCCAGGTTTGGCGGTCTCACTGGGACAGCCCGGCGAACGATCGAGAATGAGCTTCGGTTCGGTTCATGGCTTCAGCGCAAGATCGCGCGCGAACGTGCGGACACCAAACGCCGCATGGTTGCTGCTGCTGTGCCGTATCGGAATGTCCGCAACCGACAAATGGGTGAACTCACACTTACGGGTGTCATTGACGCCCGGACTTATTTCCGATGGCTGCAGACCGATCCGGATTTCTTTAAGGACAAGGGGAATTGGAGACGCTTTGTGAGGGATAATCCCGAAGTTCAGCCGTGGAAGTAGTCTATGCGTAGCATTCACGCCAGTGAGATTTTCCGCGTTGCGTGCGGCCTTCATGGTCAGCCGTGGTCATCCAGGGCGGGCGAAGATTCCCTCTCTCTCACTGATTTCCGGATGCTGCGCGCGATCCTCTCCGAGCGGCTCAACACAGCCTGGCACATGTTTCCATGGCCCACCCTGGTAATCTTCGAGAAACGCCAGCGGAACCAGCGGACCTATGACAATGGAACGGTTTATGTCGCCGGTGACCAGGTGTTCGATGCGCTCAGCAACCGTTGCTGGCAGTGCATCCAGCCGACAGTACCCGGGACAGATAACCCTCCGGACACGCCCACGAAATGGGCAATGCAAGGTTCTCTTCCCTTCACTGTAACCAACGATCCCAACACCAAATTCCAGGTCGGGGACCGCGTGTTCAACCCCAGGGATGGCAATATCTACTATTGCTTTGCGCCGGACAGTTTTTTTGCCGACATCAATCAACCGAGCCAATTCTCGCCATTGATCCCGTTTGATCCGGCTTTTCCGCTCGATGACGGCTGGCAGAAACCGATGGAGGAACTCTTCGAAGTCATGCCGTTCCGGGAGCTTGAACGCGGTCCGTCCAGGCTCGAGTTCGAATTGGTTGATGACGTCGCGCGGGTGGAGGGCGATCCGGGCAGTTCATTCTTTCGATACCGGTTGCGGTGTCCGGAACTAACAGGTGATCCGTGGGATGAAGAGGCCACCTACGGAATCGATGACCAGGTGTATTACACCGACAGCTCGGGTAATGGCGATTTCTGGAACTGTTTCAATGGAGCCCTCCCCGGGGAAGCCCCGGGGTCAAGCCCGCTGCTTTGGAGCAAGATCGAGCTGCCGTACATTTTCGGGCCTTACCTGAGCCGCGCCCTTCATGCCGATTGGTACGAACTCGACGGCCAATTCGAGAAGGCAGCCTCGGCGGCCACCGCAGCCTTCGAGCGGCTGCAGCTCGAATTCGACAAGATCGAGCGTCAACAGCGTCAACTCGAACCCTGGACTGTAGCAACGAGATAAGTGACATCATGGGCATCAATTCCTATACCGTCGTCAACCTGATCGCAGCCGCTGCCGCGAAGCAATACGTCGTCGCGGGTCCGATCAACTTCCAGGCGGGCACCGCGGTGCCTCTCAGTGCCACTCCCCAGAAGGTCACGCAGCTCGAGATTTACGGCTACAAATCGATCGGGACCAACACCGTGCCTGTGGCTAACACCAGCGCCGGTTGGGCAGGGGCCGGGACAAGCGGCCTAACCGATACGATACCGGCCGGGGGCAAGGTTCTCTTGAAGCCCTTTGGTGGAACCTCTTTCGATCTCTCTAACGTCTACGTGTTGGGAAGCGCAGGCGACAGCGTTTACATCAAATATCTGGTTTAACCGTTTTATGGGCATCAATTCATTTGCGGTAGCCAATTGGATCGGGGCCAGTCTTGCCAAGGCTACGAGTTCCCTGGGGCCGATCCCGCTGCCGGCGGGAGTAACGACCCCTATCAGCGCCACGGACCTCTGGGTCACCGAAGCGAATTTTTTCGGTTACAAGGCCATCAGCCAGACGGCTGCTCCAACCAACAACGCAGCCAACGTTGCGATCGGACCTGTTGTCGATGGTCTTGCCAGGCTCACCGATGTTGTCACGCCGGGCGGCAAGCTTACTTACGCCCCGGCGATGGGCACGAAATTCAACCTGAAGGACATCGCCGGCAGCGGAACCGGCACCGATGCGGTGTTCGTGACTTACCTCCAGTAATATGGGTCTTCAACTTACCGATCCGAGCATCCCCTTCCTGGTCACCTCAGGGTTGAATTTGCAGGATTATGGGACGTACGTCCGGAAGTTCACCTCCGGCGGCACTCAGGATTTCAAGCTCACGCTGGCGGACCTTGTCGCAACCAACCAGGTGATGGTGGCGAACAATAAGGACCAGATGCGGACCTTGAATCCGCAGGCCGCGGACAAAGTCTGTTTTTGCAAGGGTGGGAACGTCCCTTTCGACAACAAGGCTGGCATTTACATCACGGTCCAGGCGAATGACCTCGACAATGATGGCGACCGGATTCGGCCCGACAACTTCATCGGATTTGTATGGTACAAATACCTCTAGGCGGGGGGCGAGGGTCTAGGAGCGAGCAAAGACTGTTGCGCTTTTTGTGCCTCCTTCTGTTCTCGCCTCTCATCTCCAGTCTCTCGCCTCTCTACGCCCAGCCCACGGTCAAATCGTTCATCACGGTTGCCGAGATGGTGGCGGCCAATCCGTTTCAGGTGGCCGATCCAACACCGGGTGGCACGCGAACAGCCACCGTGATGGTCCAGCAGACCGCCGCGGCTTACGCCCTGACCAATACATGGAGCGGGACGAACACAAGCACGCTGATCGCCTCGAGCACGCCGGATTGGGCCTGGCACATGCTGCCGCTCGCCAGCGGTCCGAATTTCTACAACTCCGATGGCACCCTGACCGGGCCGCGGACGGTGGATCTTGCCACGCAACCCCTGGTGTGGCGGGGGCCTGGGGCCATCATCAGCACGAACATCACCTCATGGATGGCTTATGCGAATGGCTCGATTGGGCTGACCGCGGCCAATGACGTGACCCTCACAGGCCTTCGACTTTTCCTCAAGACACCTTACGTCGGCAGTCCCAACGCTCGTGCGGGCGATGCCCTGACCCTGCTTAATGCGGGCACGGGCGAGGCGGACTACAGGCCGATCCCGTCGCAATCCACGCTCTACAATTCCGACAACACCATTTCGAGCAACCGGGTGGTGACCCTGGGCGGGAAATCCCTGACGTTCAAAGGACCGGGGCCGGCCGCCTTCAACGCGGTCGATAATTTCTCGGTGGTTGCCAGCCAGTACGCGCAAATTTCGAGCCCAGGCAACGTCATTCTCGAGGCGCAATCGCCGGGATTCATGAGCATCCGCACTCCTGGCGTGGTTGGTGGTGGAGCGCAACTCGGCCAGGTCCTTACGCTGGTGGGGCCGAACGGGGTGGTGGAATTTCAGACGACGGTTGGAGGGGGCGGCACCAACATTTACAACTCCGATGGGATCCTCACAGGCAACCGCACGGTCAACACGACCAACAATTTTCTGACGTTCAAGGGCACCGGCACCTTTGCGGTGAGTAATGCCATCACCGATCTGCGGGGCTCGACCGCTCAATTCATAGGGGACACAACGACGATTGCGGGAACGAATCAGGTCCGGATCCAGACGCCGAACATTAGAAATTTCAGCGCGAGCACGGGCCAGGTACTGACATTGCTGGATGCCGCAACAGGTCGGATCGAGTACCAGAATCCCGCGGTGCTGCCCACGGCCAACATTTACAACTCCGATGGCACGCTCACAGGCGATCGAACCGTCCAGGGGGCCAGCAAATTCCTGAATTTCACCAACAGCTCGAAATTTTCTGCCGCTGCGCAAACGATGCTCCTGAGCGGCTCGGGCACCCTCCAGCTTGTCACGCCGAACGTCTACGGGTCCACGGCTGTTCCCGGCCAGGTGCCAACCTTGTTGAGCACCAACGGCACGATCGAATTCAACACTCCCTACAACCTTTATTCGAGCAACGGCACGCTCGCCTCGGATCGAACTGTGAGCGGCAACGGCAAGTTCCTTGCGTTCACCAATCTCTCAAATTTCGACGTTCGCTCTCCGACCGCGACCCTGGCTGGCACGAACCTTTTGAAGCTCATCACGCCAGGGGTCAGTGCCGCGTCGGTATCAACCGGGCAGGTGTTGACCCTCGACAACGTGAGCGGCCAGGCTGAATTCCGGACGTTGCCCGTTACCTCCTCGGTCAATCTTTACAACTCCGACGGCACCATCACGGGCACGAGCGGCAGCGGGGGGGTCCGCAGCATTCACCTTGGGACGAACCGTATCGTGATCCAGGATGCAACCGGGACTTTCGAGACCTTTGGTGTCGGCAAGGTGGTGTTGTCGGCCAAGACCAACGTGTTGTATGCCACTGAAGAGGCGCAGCTCGGCGCGGGCCAGCGTTTAAAGATGTTCACTCCGCGCGGGAATACCGCGGCCCCCGGGCAGGTGTTGACCCTCCTGGATCAGAATCTCGCTCTCACCGATTATTATCCGGCTCATAATCTTTACAGCAGCAACGGGATATTGGCGGGCAACCGGATTGTGGATGGCAATTTCCGTGATCTGAGCCTGACTAACCTCAATGTTTTCGATCTTCGGGGCCGGACCTCGGTCATTTCCGGCAACCTGGAATTGGATGTGCGAACGCCCAATGTCACCGCCGGCTCCGCAACCACGAACCAGTTCTTGAAACTGATGGATGCGACGAGCGGTCGATCCGAGTTTTCGACGATCAGTTTCCCGGCAGATACCAGTATTTACAACAACAGTGGTTCGATCGGTACTGCGGTATATCGAACGGTGGATCTCAACCAGTATGCCGCCGTTGTTTTTCGAGGCGCCGCCGCTCAGCAGGGATTGCTTCAGGGTTTTCAGCTCGGCCAGGTCGACTTTGCTGCAGAGACCAACGGAATTTATGGCGCCAAGGAAATGAATATTTCCGGGTCCATCAAGTTGAGGATGAAGACCCCCAGGGTTTTGAATTCGCTGGTCACGGACGGGATGGTGCTGACAGCGGTCGGCACCGATGGATCCACCGATTATTATAATCCGACCAATTTCTATTTTCAGAACGGGGCATTGAGCAGCAGTCGAACCGTCAACGGCAACGGCTTCAGCCTGAATCTCATCAATGGACTCAATACCTTCTACGTTGACAGCACGAACATGTACCTGTGGGCGCGGAAAGACATGCGCATGGTGACGCCCAGGTTCCTTGGGGAACCGGGTGGACCCGTAGTTAACGGATGGGTGTTGACTATGCTGGACACGGGCACGGGCAAGGTCGATTTCGCGCCCCTGCCAAGCGGCACCAGTTCCGGAGATTATTCAAGCATCTATGCGAACGACGGCAATATCTCGACAAATGTCGGGGCATCTCTAACCCGCAACGTCAATCTCCCCGGTATCCGATTGTTGTTCAATGGCAGCCAATCTCCAGGTTCAGCGTTCGATGTCAATGTGCTGAACGGTTCAGGTCCAGGCACAGGACGAATTTCCCTCACATCGGCCACTAATAATTATTATTCGACGGGACTGATGCAAATCGGCGGTTTGCAAACAACCATTTACAACACTCCCGGCACGCTTGCCAATGCAGCCGCCCGCACTGGCTGGGTCCTTCAGTGGGATGGAAGCAAATCAGAGTATGTCCCGATAGTTAACGGGCAGGATGTCAGCCTCTATTCGACTAACGGCACCCTGAGCGGGAATCGACAACTCACAGGCGGCAATTTCGATATGCTTTGGACGGGCGTTAGGGACATGAGCCTGAATGCAACCACGGCGACAATTGCAGGAAGCTCAGCGTTAAATTTGAAGACTCCTTCTGTAACCAGCTCCACGGCCGGACAGGTGTTAATAGCCCAGGCAAATGGAACAGGCCAGGTTGAGTTCGGTACAGTGCCCACTCTTTACTCCGCCAATGGAACGATTTCGGGGAATCGAGGCGTCACGATCGCCGGGGGAGCCACACTTGACTTCGGCGGCACCGGGAATTTCCTCATCGACGACACTCTCAATAACGTCGATCTCCGCGCTCTGGCCACTGTCATGCTGGGCACCAAGAGTGCCGCGATCGGCAGTTTGACAAACCTGGCAATTCTCACGCCCAATGCGCTCAAGGGGGCGACGCAAATCGGACAAGTTCTAACCCTCCAGGGTCTGCCCGGAACGGTTGAATTTGCCGCCATTCCGCCGGACAAGAATATTTACAATAACGATGGCGTTCTGGCCGGAACGCGCATCGTCACGCTGAATAACCAGACACTCACTTTTCAGGGATTTGGCAACGTGGCGTACAACACGCTTGGCACTTTTGATGTCAGCGCCATTTCGCGGGCCAAACTGCAATCCTCGGGCGAAATGGAAATTGGTGGCCAGACCGCGCTGCGAATCCGCACGCCAAAGGTGCAACAGGGCAATGGCGCTGTTGCTGTCGGTCAGGTTCTCACGCTCACCAATGTCGATGGATCGGTCGAGTTTGCCAATGCGCCCGCGGCCTCAAGCGTGCAATACGAAGATGACCTCGTGGACACGAGCACGCCTGTTAATCCGTCGACCTTGTGGTTTGGTGTGAACAGCCTCAATCCGACCTACAGCGGTCCATCGCCTGAGCCTGCAAGCGGAACACGCTTGTCCGGCCGGCTTCGCCGGCCGAACGCTCCTGGTGGCTGGAGCAATACGGGCAGTGGCGGCGTCACCTTGAATTTCCCGGTCAATCCGGGCAGCGGTTCTGATCACACCTATGAGCGCGGTATCCTCAATCCAAACGGGAGCGAACTTTCTGCCGGCACTTTGAAAGAGGGTGTTGCCGTTGATCTGATTTTTTACCGCGAATGGAATGGAGTTGGCACGCCGGGCAAGTGGGTGATGCTCAACTCCGGTTATTCCGCGCTGACGCGGGAAGGTGGACAGATGAATCCGCGAACCGCGAGGGTGACAACCGTGACCCTTGTTGGCGTCGTGGACACGGCGGATGAACTCGCCTTTGCACCTCTGGAGTTCAAGAAACTTTCGACCCTTGGCCGCAACACGATTGGTGACGGTCATCACGCCGACTATTACCAGGGAGCCTACGACCCCAACGCGCCTATCACTGAAGTGGTCCGCTCGAGCGTGGATCTCAATCGCATGTGGAGGATGCTCGTCAGCAAACCATAAGCACGATTTCCGGCGAACAAATGACAAAGGAACCTCCAGTGGACAGCAAACGCCACGGCTTTAATCTCACATCTTTGGACGTGGTGCGTTGCATCGGTTGTCCCCCGATCTGCTGGCCAATGTCGTTCGCCGGATTTCTTTTTTTGGGAATGCTGAGCGCCCTGGCAGCGGAGCGATTTGAGGCAAAGGTGATAGTTCCGCCCGATGTCACGCTTACCGTCACAAACACTCCCTTGCCGGTGCCACTGCTTGTTATCGTCCCGACGAACCTCACGGTCCAGGTTATCAGGGTCCCATCCAAGCCGGCGCATGGGTGCGATATCCCCATCACCTACGTCACCTCGAACTCGATCTCTGAAGGCGGAAGAATAACCGTAACGATGGGCAAGGTGTTTCGACGCACCGTGGCCGTCAAAACAAGGAGGACAAAATGAACCTGATACTCGCGGCGTCAAACCTCAGTGAAAGCAACATCACCAATGCCATCATATGGGTATGCGTAATGGGGCTGGTCATCTGGCTTCTCTACTGGCTGATCGGCAAGCTGGCCATCCCGGAGCCATTCAGCAAGATCGCCTATGCGGTTCTTGCAATCGTGTCGGTGGTTCTTTGCATCAAGATCCTGTTCAAATTCGTGGGCAATCCATTCTAATCTTATGACAGTAGGTTCCAAGACCAAGACTGAGTCCGCGCCTGCGGGTCCCGTTCGGGCTCCGCGCCCGCTCCGGCGGTTGTGCAATCGGCAAGGCATCAATGTTGATTGGCCGGAGCCGCCCGTCGAATTTCCAATCACTGAAGGAAACTGGGACCCGGAATTTCCTGTACTCATGTTTCCGTGGGGCGGCGGGCAGCCACTCATCTATTCAATTGAGGATCAGTATACCTATTTCTCGAAGGCGCCGCCCAAATGGTGGGTCTATCCGAACACACAGACGCATCTGTTCGGCGAGGAATACCGGCTGGGCATGGGTGCCATTAAATTCGGCCTCGCGTTCCTCTATAATCTGAGCGGCGGAGGTCCATCAGGTAACGGCATCCAGATCGATGCCGCGACATGGCTGATCAATGACATCTACCGGCCAGATCTCGATGCCAACCAGCGAAGCTATGAAATGGTCAACCTTCCGGCGCAGCCCGAAGGCGTTGGAATCGTGCGCCCGGTGCAAGTCAGTGACGCGGAGAACTTCAACCGTTACCTGGAAAGCTTCAAGGACTCTGGCTTTATCGGCGGACTTTTGCGGCCATTGGATCACATGTATGGCGAGGACCAGTTCGCGGTGATTTCCAAGATATAAAGCTATGAGCACCACGCCAATCAGTTATCGGTGGAACATCTGGTCGCCCGGTGCGGAATGCACCGTCGTCGAGTATGGCGGCCCAACCGGACAGCGCACCCTTCAGGGGCAGGAAAAGGAAGAAGCCCTTAAGATCATCCAGGAGGACATCGATGCCGTTGACAACGGCGCCAGATATTCCGTGTCCGTGATCAACGAGGATGAGCGATGGTATTGGTGGACGATCCAACCCTCCGGCCGGTCGAGGTGGGAGGTGAAGCTCGATGAGGAAGGTGATCCTCTGCCTAATCCTTGTGAACGCCAGGTGCCGCCCGACCCGAGAAACGTCTCGGTCAGCCTGGCCAACTGCTCCCTCTCGTTGCGGTACCAGGGCCAGCAGGTAACGATGACATTGAAAGGCACGGCAATTTCGCCGACCCAGTGAGATGGATCATTCCATTGCTATTGATCCTGATCCTTATGACCGGCTGTATTCATCGCCGCTATCAGTCTGACCGCTCTTTGAAGATGCTCCACATCTTCGGCATCGGCTGGGTGATGGAGCGGTGTGGCACCAACGCGACGCGTGTCTTTGGGATCGGCTCCATCGATGCCACCATGATGCGTGCGCTCGTCGAGACCAATGCCCCCAGCTCCATTGAACCAATGAAGAGTGATAAATGATGGTGAGTGATGAGTGACTAGCGATCATGCGACAGCGTTCCTACGGACCCAGAGATGACACGCCGCTCGATACGGGCGACGTGGCCTGGAGCGGTGTCTACCTGAACGCGGAACCCTCCCAGCTCAATGCCGGCTTATTGGCCGACGGCATCAACCTGCGCTGCCGGACAGGCCGGCCCGTGACTCGCCGCGGCCTCTGGAAACCGGCGTGGCTGAACAGGCTCGACGGCGAGCGCGTCTTGCCCTGGCACACAGTCAACGGCCAGCCGCAGCCTTTCCGCGATCCGAACGGCGTCGAATGGTTGATTCTCGCGGCCGATGAGGGGGTTTTCGCCTTGCGGCCGTACAACACCCCGCTTGGCATCCCGCTGCCGGCTGGCGTGAAGATCCAGACCGAGGTCAGCTTCGTGCAGGCTTTTAACCAAATGTTCATGTTGCGGGGTGAACTGATGGCTCCGCTGGTGCTCGAGACGATCGACGGCGGATTCAAGGACATGGTGGAACGGTGGGATCCGACCAAGGCTTATGAGAAGGGGAATTTAGTAGCTTCGGGTCCGTGGATCGGCGGCGATGTCGTAGCCACCGGCGCGACCCTTCGCGTGACGACCTCCCAACAGCATGAGCTGATAACAGGTTCGGATGTCCAGATTCGCAAGACCTCGGGAGGCAAGCAGGATGGGCGTTACACGGTCACGGTTATTGATGAGTACGCCTTCGAGTTTGCGGCGGCGGATGTCAGCACCGTGAGCGCGACCCTGGAATGGTCCACCAACTGGCATTACTGGATCACCGCTACCGGTTCGACAGCCGGCCAGCGGCCCGGTGATGGTGATACGGTGCCAGGCGATGATCCCGATGGTACGGGTGGTGAGCCGGCGCCCGATGTCCCGGTGTGGACGCGCGAATACTTGATCCTGCCCAACTGTACTAATGGGATCTTCATCAACAACCGGCTCCTGGTCACAACCTCCTGGATTCCTGACGCGCAATTCAAGGCCGGAGCGTATGGAGCAAAGCGAGATTTTGTTGCCGCGACCTACGTCCTCGATTACTACCGCTATTCGCCCAAGAACGAGTTTCGGATCAACCAGGGCAGTGCGGATGAGCTTCAGTCGTTGCTCAAGATCGGTGACACATCGGTGTTAGCCCTGAAGTCGCAGTCCGTCGGATTGCTCACCAACCTGACCGGGGACACGCTTGATTTTCTCAGCCTCGAATTCATCATCCGCACCTATGGCGTAGTCAATCCGCGGGCCGCGACCGAGGCCGGGCGCGACGCAGTCTTTGTCTCGCCGCGGCGAGGGGTGGTCAGCCTGCAACAGACCGAGCAGAACCGGATCCAGGGAGTGGAACGGGCCTTTTCGGATCCAATTCAACCCTGGATCAACGAGATCGACTGGACCCTCTCGGATAAGATCCGGCTGGCCTATTGGAATGATGCCCTCTACCTGGCAGCGCCGGTAACCTCTTCCGAGAGCTTTTCCTTAAACTGGCTTGAAGGGGTGTCATACATCGATGTGATCGATTTCAGCCAGGACCCCTTTGTTCGAACCGGGATGACCTTTCGATGGGATCCATCCCCTGATGATAGCGAGTGGTTTTTGGCTAATGCCCAGGTCTATAAGGCTTCCGTTCAAGTAACGTGGGACGGAACGAGCGTACTTGGGATTCATCGGCATGGGGTCGATTCCCAGCCGAACCCTGCCAAGAGCGTCCTGCGCCGTGTTATCCCTGACGTGAACACAGCCGTGATCGTGTACGATTACCAGACCCAGCAATGGCAACCGATCCAGCGTGGGATCGACCTGGCGGTGCGGGAATGGTTCGTGATGACTGTCGATGGGATCGAGCGGCTTTGTTGCGTGACCGAGGATGGCTATCTCAACCTTTATGAAGAATCAGACGCCGGTGACCAGGTGTTCAATTCCTTTGCCCCCAACTTCCTCGGATTTGCGCCAATCGCCACCCGTGCAGCGACTCGAGGCTACACCGGCGGCACTGCTGGTTTCAAAGCTGGCCAATTCGCGCGCATGGTCATTGCCACTCAAGCCCCACGTTACACGGTGCGTACGCGAACCGAGGGAGTGAATGAATTCTCGAGCCTCGCGACGGATCGTTTCCGGGATTTCCGGACGTATGACCGGCCTGCGGGAGTGAAACGATGGGTGCCGGACAATTCCAACGCCGATTTCTTCACGCCTTTTCGGCAGGATTATAGCCTCTATTTGCTCACGACGGAGACCCCGCTGGACCTCTCGACGGGTGAATCGCTCGATCTGTCGACCGGCTTTGCCCTGGATCTGTCGCCACAACCCTTGCAGTTGAACCTCGACAATGGGTTGCCCGTGGACCTCACCCAGGAAGCCAATCACTCGTTGCGAATGGTGCGGCAGCGCGGCCGCTGGCATCAGGCGATCGTGGAAAACGCCGAAGGGATTCTCGAGCTGCGGGCGGTCGAGCTCGAATTGCAGGAAACTTCACGACAAGTAGGAATCAAGGTCTAGCCATGCCATTAAGTTTGCGAGTTATTCCCGGTTACCAGTTTGGTGACGACGAACGGCTCACGCAGGTCAAACTCAACCAGCTTGGCCGGCCGACGATTGAACTTCAGGGTGCCCTGGCATCGAGCGCGATCGCGCCAGGCAGTATCACCAGTGACAAATTGAGCCCAGCCTTGATCACGGGGCTCTCGGATGGGGATCCCGATAAGGGTGACCTGGTGATGTTCCACGATTTCTTTTCCAATGGCCTGCGCAAGACAACGATCGACAAGATCCTGGCGCTGAGTACTCCGAGCCTGACGCAGATCACCACCGTCGCCTTGACTGATATGGCTTGGATCATTCAGGCAGGCAATAATTACAAGGCGACCATTTCGGATACACTTCGCGACGCGATCAACGGTCAAACGGAGTTGCTCACCCCGGATGAGATCGACAAGGCCAACGACACGCTTCTCTTGTGGGATGCCTCAGCCCCCGCTGGTAGCGATCGCAATCGCAAGGCGAAAGTCGGCGTGACGGTCAAGACAGTCACTAACACCTTGATTGCGGATGCCCCGGCTTTCAACGGCACCCTCGATCGGGGCAATGACGAGCTTTTACTCAGGGATGCAAGCCTGACGGCAGGCACGCAACAGGTCCGGGTGAAGCTTCAGGATCTACTGGCCCAGGCGGGCGGAATCAAGGCGTGGGCCCGAATCAATGCGAATCTCAGCCGCACCTTTGTAGACTGCACTTGGGTTGCCACCCAGGACATCCTCACTACAGCGACCCCGCATAATCTCGCCGCCGGCGATTTCATTTGGTTTAACGACACCTACAATCAGGCGCCCCAGGTTGCCGCTTTCACTGCTTATTACGTCTTTCCCATTAACTCAACGACGTTTCAGTTGTACTCAACCAGGGCCGCTGCCCTTGCCCAGAGCCCTGCGCAGCGGATCGATATCCCTGTTGATACCTCGGCGAAGAAGTACACCCGGTGGTCCACCAATCCGATTGTTGCCGGTTCAAATATCTCGGCGGTCATCACGACACGAAGCACTCCCGGTGACATCGGTTATTATCGGGTCTTCTTTGAACTGCCGTTGCTCAGTTCCCTTTACGCAATTCAAATCACGGCAAGTTACTATGAAGGGGATCACGACCAGCAGGGCCTCGGCGCCTCCGTCAACATCGCCGGATCGAATGCCTCGCCTTCGGCGACATCCAATCCCACTTCAGCACTATTCGATCTGCTCGTTCGCAACATCTCCGGCAACGATCCGGCCGCTCCAGATATTTTGTCGGTCACCGTTTTTCAATGAGCAATCAGGCGCAACGCAACGATGACGCGAAGGCCGTGAGTGACGCCATCTCACTTGCCTGTGGAGACAATGCGGCGGCCTCGGCTTACCTGACGATGATCGCGCAGGTCGCCCGGATGATAGACGACCTCGAGGACGGCGACACGGGCCCGGTCGATATCGGTTACCTCGCTCACCTGGTCCTGGTTGCCCTGCCTCGCAATCCGTTCTTTGCGCAGCACGCAGCCTACCTTGTGCCGTTGCACGATGCTGCCATCAACGCATGGCAGGATGCCAATCAGATGGATCCGGATGGCCACTTGCCGGCAGTCCGAATCTGGTCCGATCAGATCAACGAAATCGCCTGCGTGGTCGCAGGCCTCGCCGGTGGTTATCACCATCGCCGCAATGTAAGCCCCCGCATTCGAATGCTTCTTCATCCGGATTGGGACGATGCCTCGGCCGATAGCGAGCCGGAGAAGAATGGCAGGGCGGCAGAGACTCCAACTCATCACTCATCACTCATCACTCATCACTAATTATGGGCCTCTACGCACCCGATGTTGGATCTCGCGATCTCGGCCAGGAGACACGCGATACCCTTCAGGCAGAAATTGACCTGGCGCCGCAACGTTACGCTGCCGAGGCGCAATACGGGCCGCAATACACGCAGTTGGGCCTGCAATCGCTGCAGGACACCCTTCTCGGTACCGGTGGCAACCGCGGACTCCTCGACATTTACTCCACCGATATCGCGCCGCGAATGGGCGATCTCGAGCGCCAATCCCAGGCAGCGCAGCGTGCGGCGGATATCGCCGCGGTTGAACAGTTCGGTCCGCGAGCCACGGAAGCGATGCGTGCGGTCAACCCGCAGCAGACCGCGCTGCTCGATGCGATCACCCAGCAATCCCTAGGAGATATTCAGTCAGGCTATAACTTGCCTGCAGGCCTGCGGAACACTGTCAATCAGGCCACCAGGGCGGGACAAGCGGCTCGTGGTCTCGGCTTTGGCCCATCCGATGCCTACGCTGAAACCCTGGCTCAAAGCGATGTAGCCAACCAATGGCGCGGTCAGAACCTCGATCGCGGCATGCGCGTCGCCGCCACCAATGCAGCGACCCAGACCGATCCCTTTCTGGCGATCCTCGGCCGCCCGGCGAGCAGCCCTGCGGCAGCCCAGGGACTGTTGGGATCGCTTCAAGGTCAGAGTGGCCAGGCCGCTGGCCGGGTCGCCAATCAGTTCGATCCCTTCAGTGGCTACGCGCAGGATTTGTACAACACAAACTACAACGCCCAGGCCGCGAGCAAGATCGGCGGCGCCAATGCCCTGGCCGGGATTGCCTCGTCGGCAGTGGGCTCCCTTTGATTTATGCCATACAATGCTGGAGTCCCTCAACCTGGAGCCCCTTTCGCCTCGATGGGCCAGGGAATCAACCAGAACGTCGCTGCATTTCAGCAGCAACAGGATCTTGAGAAACTGCGGCAATTCTATGCGGCGCTCGGCGCCGGCCAAGGCAATCCCTTTCAGGGTGGCCAAGACCCTGCTTTCGGAGGCCGCGGCTTTGACGCTGCAGGCAATCCGCTTGGGGCTGCCTCCGGCTCCCAGCCGATTGCTCCCCCTGCGGGCCATCAGCAATACGTTAAGAACGCGGGCGTCAATGCACTTCTGAATAGCGTCATCAAGCCGAGTGGCGCGGGTGGCGGCAGCGCACTTAGCAAATGGGCGGCGCTCAAGGCATTGTGAACTATATTTTCCATTGCACTGGAATTCCTTTGCTGCGCTGGGGGCGCTGGCGCGTCGAGTTGTGGCTGGTGCCTCGGTGCGCTCATATCCCCGGCCACAGACACCCGAACATGGACGCCTGGTTGATCCACCTGTGGGGCCGGATGCTCTGGCGCCGCGGACCGAAACTTCGTCAGACCCGTCAGATCGGTCCGACCCGGCCGATGAAGGTCGGTGCGGGCCAGGACCACGAGGCGCTGGCTTACAGTCGCTCGGCTTTCCTCACGGTGGAACGCTGGAAGGCGGGCGCCCAGGTGACCAGCGCGGCCCACGACCTGCAGCTTGCTTGACCCTCGAAATCCCAATTGGAGAACTGACAAATGGCAACGTGGTTGCAGCGGACTGGCTACAGAAATGGCACAAATACTGCCATGCAATCGACGATTGCATTGATGAGGCGCGAGGTCCTGAGGCATTGCTCGAGATTCTGGCCGAGGCTGCTGAGCTCTATTCGCACCCATTCTGGCTGGCCAACTGGTTCAATCTGCGGCCCATCGTTATTGCCGTCACCAATTGCTACGCCGATTCTGTTGCCTGGGAGAAATCACCTGAGGGATCTGAGCGGGCCATGGCCGACGTACTTCGATTTGCCGGCGTGGAGATGTACTGCATGGTCGCGGCGATCTGCGGTGGCTACGCCCACATGCGGAAATTTTCCCCGCAAATCCGGCGCCACACCTGGAGTTCAAACCACGACGGCGCTGGCAATCCCTGTTGACTTGCCTCTCGCCTCCAACCTCTAACCCCTCTTTCAAATGCCTTACGCACCGGGAATTAATTATCAGGCCGGAGAGCTCTTCTCCAAGATCGGCCCGCGCATCAACGCCAACGTCGAGGCCTGGAATAAGAACCGTGAGGAACGGGACCAGGCGCATGCCAGTGCCGAAATGGTCGCCAGATATCTGAAGGACGATCCCGAGGCGGTCGCGATGTTTGGCGATAAACTCGCGAACATCCCCAAGATGAGCACTGGCGCGGCGAAAGGTTTGCTGGGTGAAGCCACAATGTTTCTGACGCAGCGCCATCTCAAAGCCACTGAAGCGGATCAGCAAGCCCGCACAGGCCTTTTGCAGCAGGAACAAGCCCGGCTGGCCGGCGAAGCCGCCAGTAAACTCGAGCAGCAGAATCGCCTGGGGAAATTCAACCAGCTCTTGATGGGCCACTTCAATCAGCCTTCGGATGTCGAGCCTCCCCTTGCGCCAAACCCAGTGGAGTTGGACCCGGGAACTGCTCTTCGATATATGTCCGAGGCCAACGTGTTAGGCGATCCCAACGCCACAAGTCTCCTGAATGCAATCAACACTTACCAGAACCGGATCCAGAGCTTGCCACTGGGGCGGAGCTTTAAGACTGAATACGGCGATGTGATTACGGGGCTGGGACCAGGGGTCGCTCCCAATATCCGTGCACCAAAGGAAGTCACTCCCAAGACGGGCCTGCCCAGGGGGCAAAGCCAGGTCGTTGACGAAGGGACATGGGTCGGCGCTGGCGAGGATAAAGAGCCTAAGTTCATTCCGAACCCTGACCCACCTAAGGTTACCGATGCGGACAAGACGTTTCTGGATCAGTCCGCCAACCTGGATCGGCTGCTTCTGGATCTGGAGAATACCGTCACCAAGTATGGGAACGTGGAAACTGGGCTGCCATGGGTCAGCAATCCAGAAGCAGCGGCGAAGCTCAAGGCGTTGCCTTACGAAATCGCGATCGCCAAGGCAAAGATTGTCGACCCGGGCAGCGTGGCACGGGAAGGCGAGGTCAAGGCAGCCCAGAAATACCTGATCCCGATGGGATGGACAATGACAGGGAAGATAAAAAACTCGGAAACCTTGGCGGCCATCAAGGCGCAGCGCGAGGATCTCGCTGCTCGCCGCAAGACCTGGGAACAGAATCGAGCGAGCACCGCCACTCCGCGAGGTGCTGCATCAGCAGGAGCGGCTGCCCCGGAATTCAAATCCGCGGGTGATGTGGTGAAAGCCCTTAACTCGGGCCAGATCTCTCGCGAGCAAGCCAAACAGATTCTCGTCCAGCGTTTCGGCGTGAGAAGCAGGCAGACCCCAGCCAGCCCGTGATGTCCAGCTCTGTTCCAACGTTGGAGGATCTCATTGGTCCTGATGCGCCTGAAGAGCTGACTCTTGAGGAATTGCTTGGTCCGGATGTTGCCGAGGTGGATCCGCGGGTGTTCGATGAGATCCTCGGTCCGCCTCCGCTCGATGAACTCGAGCAGCGAGTCTCAAACCTCGACTATACCCCCACCGATTACGAGGTGGGCAGGCTTCTGGATTTACGCGCTCAAGAGAAAGCCAAACAGCCACTGTCAGATCGTATGGGCCATTTGGGGGATGAAGCCGCTGCGGGCGCCTCGGGCCTGATTGGGTTGGTTAAAGATGCCTTGGTGCGTCCATTTCAGGGAAATCTCGGGATTCGCGATCTGGGCCAATCGATGATCGAAGGTGCAACCCGCTCAACCCTCAGAACCGGTGAAGGGGCCTATAATACCTTCCCGGATAGTCCAGAGGACATCTATGCTGAGATCCCAGGGGTCAAGCCCCTGATGAGGATGGCTGGTGTGCCGACAGAGAAGCCGCTCACTGCCGCTCAGGCCCGCGAGAAGGAAATAGAAAAATTCAGAAAGGAACTGGAGGAACAGAAGCTCGCCCGAGACCGCTCCAAGGGTCAGCGCAATGCCGTCCCGCAGGTGCTCAGGCGACTTGGGATTGATCTCCCCGAAGAAGCATGGGCAGAAGCCTGGACACCAGATCCCACAATGGCGCAGGCGGCCGAACTGCTGGACCCCACAATCGTCATTGGAGGTGCGGAAGGTGCCATAGCCAAAGGCGGATCAGTGGCTCGCCAGGTTGCGGGCCGGACTCTCGCCAGGGCTGGGCGCGAGGCCGAGCGTGTGGCTGATGTCGGGACCCGCATTTCGGAAGGAATCCGTGCCGTTCCCGAGCGAGTTGCGGAAGGAGTTTTCGGCGAAGGAACGAAGGCGGCTGCCGGATTAGAAAAGGCCATCGATCGCACGGCACTCATTCCATCAATTCCTTTGGCTGCGACAGCGGCTGCCACGCTCCCGACGCTGGAGATGGGAGGACAGGCTCTCCAGGCTGTTGGTCGCAATCTTGACAAGCCCAGCTACAGCGCACAGCTCGGACTTCTCCAGAACATCTCCCGTGATCCGAATGCGCCAAAGTGGGTGCGGGACACAGCCAGCGCCACGCGATTTGCAGACCCTGCCCTGAGCGCGGCCGGACGTACCGCCGAGGGAATGCTCCATGGCGGTACGACCTCGGCATTGATCACCGCAGCGTTAGGCGGAGATGAGGATCAGATTGCCCGGTCCTTTGGTGGAGGATCCGCTCTCGGAGGAGCGCTGCGAGCCACAACAGGCCGCGCAGCCAGGCTGAAGGAAGCGGTGGAGACCGACCTGGCCCGCTGGAAATCGGGAATGACACCAGAGACAGCCGCCACGCTGGAGCAGGTTCTCCCTGACAGTGCTCAACAAGCGCGGGTGATGAATGCCCAGCGTTTTGTGTCCGGGCTTGGTGATGTCGATTTCAAGTATCTCACCGACGCGCAATGGAAAGCGGAGGGCAGGACGCCATCACGCGCCATGGAGGTCACCGAAGGCGAAAGGCCTACGGTCCTGGTGAACGTCGACAAGATTGGCAATGGCTCGCCAGTGCTCCATGAAGCGGGTCACGTGTTGCGCCGTCTTTTGCCCGATGAGTTTGCCGGCGTGGACAGGGCGCTTTTCAGCGATTTCACTGTTGCCGAAGGCGCCGGCAAGGACTTCATCTCGGGCAGAACCGACACATCCCCTGGTATTCTCAGCCCTGAACTTCAGCAGAAGATTTATGACGCCTATCTGGCCAAGCTCGATCCGAAGGTCCGGGCTGAACGGGAATCCACCTGGAGCCGCCAGGAACATCTCAACAGCTTGCGGGAAGAGGTCACCAGCGATTTCCTTGGCAGCCTCCTGCAGGACAAGCGGCCTGATTACCTGATGAGACTCGGTGGAGTGCGGGAGAAACTCCTTGGGGCACTCTCTGCGAGCCAGGAGGGGAAGCTACTGTCGAGGATCCCCGGCCTGGAACGAATCCGTCAATCTACGGATGTAGCCGGCCGCGCGACCTTCACCATCGACGGCGAGCGCCTGCCAGTCACTGGAAAGGCCGCCAATGAATTGAGGCGGGTGCTCAAGGTTCGTGATCGTGTCACCAAAGAACTCACAGCGGACGTGGGTGAGAATACTGGTGTGTCCGGTATCGTAACACCTCGAGATATTGCGGGGGACAAATCCGGCATCATCGCGAAGATGTATGGCAATTCCCCGCTGTTTGCCAAAGACCCGGCCACGGGCAGAGTCATCATCGATCCAGTAACCAAGAGTGCGAAGCTCAACGACAATGGCGCCATTGCAAAGCTCACAAACCAGCAGCATCAGCAACTGACTGAGGCCCTTGGGGGTGTGAAGACCACGCCAGGCGATGTAATTCGGGTCGGTGGCAGGGAACTGGCCCCCATGACTCTGCAGCCCAACAGCAAGAGCTGGGAGGGTCATTATTTCACGGACGCTCAACTCGACGCCGTTGCCCGAGGTGTGGCGAAGAATCTCATCTCGCCAGAGCATTATCGGAATATCCTCGCCGTGAACGAGGCCATCAAAGCGGGTGACGGAGCGATTAAATCCATCAAGTATTTCCCGGCGACCAAGGAGAAAGGCCAGACTGGTAAGCGGAGGTACGCACCGCTTGGCCAGAAACAGTATGCGGTCACTCCATACGGATTCTTGATCAACAAGGAAGGCGGCTTGTCGATGCGGACCTTCGATTTCGGTTCACTCCAGAATAAGGTCAACCGCTGGATGCGTGATGAGAACACCCGCTCACGCCTTTCAGTCTGGCAAGGAGACCGGGAGGCTCTCTGGAAGGATATTTACAAGTACCTGGACAACCACGCGAAAGGATTGCTTAACGATCCCAACCTGCACCCCAACCCGATTGTGGCTGTTCAGAAACGCAATATCATCAGTGACCTACTCATTGGAAAGCGCGTCAACCCGTCCGATGCTAGCCGGAAGATCAATCACTTCATCTCGACCGATGCGGGAAAGGATAACCCGGTGAAGACCTTCCGGATCGATCGGCTTGGCGAAATTGGTAAGGAGTCACCCGGGAAATTCCCGGTGGACTACTTCAAGGTGAAGGAGAACCTGTTGCCACTTGAGGCTCCGGATCCGGCGACCGGCACGCTGCCCCCTGGTGTCACTCCAGGCGCTGTGATCAAGCAGGCGCAGGCACAGGCTATCCATGATCTGCGTGGCAAGCTGATCCGGGCGGGTGCACCAGCAGGGTTGGCGGATCAGATTGCTGAGACCGGATGGAAGAAGGCGGAGAAGGCAGCCAGGCGCCTGCCGGCACCGAGTGAGCGGGCCTATACCGTGAGCGCAGCCCACCGCTTGAACCAGCTGGGGCCAGCAGACCTTCAGGCCATTCGTGCCGCTACCATAAGGGGAGGCACAGATGGTGCGGCGGAGGAAATGGGGAGGCGTTTGCTGGTTGGGCGCGTCAGATGAGATACAGAACCCGATTAGGTCGTGGCTGGTGGGGATTGAGGTTCCTTGACAACTTTTGGCGTTTCTCGACGTAGTTTGCTATTGAAAAGGTACACTCCCACCAAACTGCCCAAACTCAGAAGAAATGCAGATAGGCCTACAATTGGTTTACTCATTCCAACTAAGGTTAAGCCTCCGATCATACCCACCGCACCCAGTCCGAAAGCAAAGTATTGCCCTCGTTGCATCATCTTAAGACGCGCCTCGAGCTCCTTTTTCTGCATGTCGTGGCGGTGACTCTGTTCTTTTTCTGCCATCGCAACGATTCGCTCCGCGCATCCCGGCAAGGCACGCTCGTAGCCCGCAAGCAATTCAGGTGGTGGGATCGGGGCGGAATATTCGCTGTGCTGGTACGTCAGCGTTACCTGCTGTCCGACCCGTGGCTTCTGCTGTTCGCTCACGCAGCGAACCCCGGAAGGAAAGGCTCAGAGGATTCGAGAATAATATGAACCGGTTGGTTGCTCATCGCATGAGCGATATACCCGCCGACCCGCTCGAAGTCGCCAGCAATCGCTTGGGCGTCATCCATCTCAAGGGTTTGTCCTGACGGATAATCACCAGCCAGGTTAAGTACCGAAGCGGCTCCCCAAACGAACGCGTGCCATGGTGACATCTCCCGAATCACAATGAAAATTGAGCAATCCCGGCTCGCGGAGTCAAGCAACTCGTTCGTTAGCTGCCGTTTACAAAATAAATATCACACGCGACCCGCGTTGACGTTCACGCCGAGATTCTTGGCGGAATTCCGATTGGCGAAGGACCCTGGCGGACATAAGCGATCCGCGCTGCAACGATCAAAGGCGGCACCGATGGGGCTGCGAAGGAAATCGAGAAGCGGTTACTGGTGGCTCCGACCCGAAGCCAGCGGATTCCTGTGCGGGTGAAGTGACTAATTTCTTTGATCGGTCGGGAGGAGTTTTTTGTTTAAAGCAAGGAGAGCGCAGATTTTTGCTCTGACTTTGGATGATCGGCTTCTTTGTCTTCAAGTTCAGCAGCCATTCGATCCAATTCCTTGACTGCTTGCACAAGCACCGCGGGATCATCTTGATTTTCGAGCTCGCGTTTAGCCTGGAGTTCCATTTCGACGTCTGTGAATTTTAGCGCAACCCCTCCTAAGTTGCCGAAGTTAGGCCAGAATGTGATTGCCCGGCCGCCTTGAAGCGAGACTTGGCAGAGTCCCATCGATGTATAGACCTCTTGCGGTTGGATACCGAACCTATCGCGTATTTCTTTCTCCATCCGTCGCTTCATGAGTTCGTCCCGGACTGCCGGATTGTTTCCCTGAACAACGAGGCTCACAACCCGATGAGTCAGAGGTGTGACTCGGACCTCGAACGAGGTGAATAGTTCTGAACTTGGGTTGGGCTTGAATTTGTAGATGATGCTTCCATCCATAGAGCGGGTCACATCCGTTGCTGTGCGAATATCAAAGAATTCTCCGAGCGTTAGCCCAAACATTCCTTGAATTTTTTCTGCTTGAACTTTTTGTTCTTTAGTCTTCGGGAATTTCAGCGAGGAGACTCTCTCCAGGTCAATTCCCCAGGACTGTTCCAGGCAGGCACTAATCATGAGTGCCCAGCACGTTGCGTGAAGGATTCTTGGTATCATTTTGTGTCCAAATCGTCTGGTGCGGACGATCGTCGCCGTCCGTATATTCAGTGCAAATGTCAAATCGCCGCCGTTGCCTTTGGCATTTGGCACCGAGATGTAAGTAGCAAATCTAGTAGCAAAGAACACTTCTTCATTCGTAAGTTGTTCACCGTCAGCGTTTGAGTGACTTTTCCTCCTTTGCTCCGTAGTCAGATGCTCTATCCAATTGAGCTACGGATGCCCACAGCCTGATTTACAATGAGTTACACGTGTATGTCATTGTATTTGAATCACATGTCGCTTTCACGTCGCTAATATATTGCACGAAATTGCCTCCGCTTGCAATGCTATTTGAAGGTATTTCTACCGGCGAGCTAGTAGCAAAGCTAGTAGCAAATCCAGCGAGATCGCCCCGTGGCTTCTGCAGGGTCTTGGGAGTCGGAACGGCCGCCATCGGAGCGTCGGTTACTCGCATTGTCACGTAGCGGCCGTAGTAACGCTGGGTTGTCGCCATGTCGCCGTGTCTGAGCCAGAGGCTTCCTTGTAACATGCCATCCCGCGAGATGACCTGGCATCCAGCGTAGGCTCGGAGTTCATGAATTCCTTTTTGTGTTTTCCAGCCTAAATTTCGGAGCCATTCGTTGACTTCTCGGAATACGCCGTCGAGGCGCCAAGTCATCGTGCCCCCGATCACATATGCTCCAGGTGCCATGGCGTCGATCAGCGGTCCGAGGCGGGTCCAGGCATCATTTGCCACAGGAATCCGTGGGATAAGTTGCCCATTCTTTGTCGCCTCGCTCTCCCCGTATCCCATTCGGCCGCTCACGGCTCGCAGCTCGAGCTCAATGCGGCCCGCGACGGGTACGAACCAGTCCGCCCGCACCGCGCTGATTTCCGACTTCCTGAGACCGAATCCCAGGGCTAGCCAACAAACCAAATAGCGATCAGGCTGATCTTCCCTGCTGGATTCCAGTTCAGCGAATGTCTTGGCAATAAGCCAATCCGGCGGCGGTTGGTAATCCTTGTTGCGCCCCTTGCCAAACCCAGGGGTATTCCGGAACCCGTCCATCGAGGGAAGGACCAGGCCGGCGCGTCGCGAATAATAATGCAACAACTCTCTTGTGAAGATCATGCGAGCCTGCCTGAGCGTCGAGATTCCTCCATTTCTCGCTCGGCTCAACGCTGCCATTCCCTTGCCAAGGGCTGTCTTCTCTTTGATCTCGCCATAGCGAATGACCAGGTCTTCATTGAGTTCTGATAAATCGCGATCTTTCCAGACGGGCATGGTTCCCAAGCTCACTTCGATCACTCGCTTCAGAGCGCAAATATACCCATACCGAGTGGCCGGCTTCGCTTGCCCAGGTGCCCCCTGGAAGATGGTCACCACCTGCCCCACAGTGACTGCGGCAACGGTAGACTTGGTTTGTTCGGACGGCGGACGCAGCGAGTCGAGTGCTGCTGAGACTCGGCCCTCGAGCCCGGCCTGCAAGATCCGCTTGGCAATCTCCACCGCCGAATCCCTCGCACTGGTTCCGAGGGATTTCGGGATTTGTTTTCCATTAAGACTGATCCGGATTTCCCAGGACGCGTGCGGGCTTCCACGCTGGAATATCTTGCGCGGCAGTCCTCGAAACTTGAATTCGTGGGTGACGTAGTATCGCTCAGGCATAATCAGGGAAATCCATATTTGCTAAGAGAATGCTAAAGAATGTCCACACCCGCCGGCGGTCCTGCTCCCTCAGAGGGAGTTCTTCCCATGGCTCATCGCGTCCAGTACGGCATTGCAATTGTATGCGCTCTTCATGATTATCGTATTCAGGCCGACCTCCCCAGATCTCGCCAATAAACCGGGTACGCGGTTGATCACCTTGATCGAAACGCCCATCGGGATCGGTTCCTATCGCATCGAGCAAAGGATGGTAGCCGCCCCCAGGGCGGATCGGGACTCCAGCAAATGCAAAGGTTTGAGGCTCGACCATCCCGTTCGGTCGGCTTCGCCACGAGGTGATTTTGATGGCGTAGGCATATCCGCAAATTTCTTCTTCTCGGATCTGCCAATTCTGGCTCTCTTTTTCCCATCGTACGCTGGCCTCCTGCTCAGTCTCCCCTGCGCGTGGTAATGGGTCGGGCAAAGGTCCAACATGCCCCAGAATCCATTCGAGTGCCCTGGCGGCCTCTAGCCGAGCGCCGGCTTTATCAGTTGATTGTATCATCCACAAGTACCATGCAGAAGAGGCTTGTGCACAGCAATTAAATTTAACTAGTTAACTTGCCCGTCCGATTTGTCGCTTTCGGCTTGGGAATTCGATGTTTGGGCACCGATCATATCAGGGGAATCGCCGGGGCGAGTTTGAGTTTCACCGTGCCACCGAGCATGGGCCGCGGCTTGTTTCATCTCCCTGGTTCCCCTCTTTCCTCCCCCTTTGCCGGCACGTCCACCGAGTCTTCCGCGGGCGACGGCAGCCGGATCTTTCTCAATTTCCTTAGCTTTAAGAGTAATTTTGTGCCGTTCCGGCTTCTGAAGAAATTCCTCGATCGCCAGCCGGATGATGGTGGCGCTGGTCAAGCCAAATTGACGTGCTCGTAGCTGAAGCTCTCGCTTCATCTCAGCTGTGCATCTAACCAGAAAGCCCACTGGATAATTCACCAATTAACGCTAGGGAAACCGCATACAATGTCAATCGTTCGTAAACTCGGCAAGGGTTATCCGTATTATTTATGTTTACTTTGTGAACATGTCCGTACACAAATAATCGCATCATTGTAATATATGAAGACCGAAATCAATTCGCCCTCAGAAGAGGCCGCTCCGATTCGGCAGGATGCCGCGGTGATGG